TTGACTCCCCGCAATCCCCCGCCAATAATCAGGACTGAGGGGCGAACTCCGCCCATACAATCCGCAACATCAACCGAACCCGTCCATTGAGGCGGGTTTTTTTTATGCCCATGAATCCGCTAAATCTCACGCCGAAGCAGGAGGCGTTCAGCGTAGCCATGCTGACCGCGGCGAGCGCGAGCGACGCCTACCGCGGCGTGTACAGCGCGGGACGCATGACGGCCAAGCAGGTCCACGAGGAAGCCTCGAAGCTGCTGGCAAACCCGAAGATCGCCCAAAGACTGGCCGAATTGCGCGCCGCCGCCGCCGAAAAGGCTGTTCTGACTGAGGCCCGCGTGCTTGAAGAGGTGGCCCGCATTGGCTTGTTCGACCCCCGCAATCTGTTCCGTGCTGACGGCTCACCCAAGGACATCACCGAACTGGACGACGCCACTGCCGCGGCAATCGCCGGATTGGAGGTGCTGGAGCAGTACGAAGGCAGCGGCGCCGAACGCAAGTTCGTCGGCTACATCAAGAAATACAAGATCGCCGACAAGAACAGCGCCCTGGAGAAGCTGATGAAGCACATGGGCATGTTCGAAAAGGACAACAAGCAGAAGGCCGGCATGTTCGACAACGTGCCGCCCCAGACGCTGCGGATGATTGAGGAAAAGCTGCGTGGACTCACAGGATCTGGCTTGGCTGGAACACCTGCCGCCGGAAGCCCAAGCCGCACTACTCACTGAGGTCCAGCAGGCCCGGCGAGAGAGGAAGCTGGAAGAGTACTGCCCGTATCCCAAGCAAAAGTTGTTTCACGCGCTCGGCGCCACGATGCGCGAGCGGCTGCTGCGCGCCGGCAACCAGAACGGCAAGACGTTCTCGTGCGGATCCGAGGCTGCGTATCACCTGACCGGCAAGTATCCGGACTGGTGGGAAGGTCGGCGCTTCGATCGGCCGATTGTGTGCTGGGCGAGCTCGGAGACGGGCGAGAGTACTCGGGACAACCCCCAGCGTGCGCTGCTTGGACTACCGGGCGAAGAGGGCACCGGCGCGATTCCAAAGGTAGAGCTCGGGTTGACGCACGGACTGTACGGCATGGCCAGCGGCACGGCGAACCTGTACGACTTCATCCGGGTGCGGCACTACACCCGCGGCCGGTTCGATGGCTGGTCGCTGCTGCGCTTCAAGTATTACGCCCAGGGCCGGCGCAAGTGGCAGGGCCCGCCGGTGGACTTCGTCTGGTTCGACGAAGAGCCACCCGAAGACATCTACGACGAAGGCCTGGCGCGAACGATCGCCACCCGCGGCATGGCGGCGATGACGTTCACGCCGCTGCAGGGCATGTCGACGGTGGTGCGACGCTTCCTGGTCGACCCGACGCCAGACCGTTCCGACGTCAATATGACGATCGAGGATGCCGAGCACATCCCGGCCGAAGAGCGGGCGCGGATCATCGCCAGCTTCCCGGCGCACGAGCGCGAGGCGCGGGCGAAGGGCATCCCGACACTGGGAAGCGGAAAGATTTTCCCGGTCGACGAGGCGCTTATCAGCGAGCCGGCGCTCAAGATCCCGAAGCATTGGGTGCGGCTCGCCGGCATGGACTTCGGCTGGGACCACCCGACCGCCGCCGTCTGGGGCGCATGGGACCGCGATACCGACACGGTTCACATCTACGACGCCTACCGGGTGCGCGAGCAGCCCATTGCCGTTCACGCTGCGGCGTTCAAACTGAAAGGCGAATGGATCCCGATGGCGTGGCCGCATGACGGCCTGCAGCATGAAAAGGGCTCAGGCATACAAATGGCCGAGCAGTACCGAACCTATGGCGTGAAGATGCTCGCTGAAATGGCTCAGTTCCCGCCATCGTCTGACGAGGACACGACAACATCGGTCGTTTCCGTAGAAGCTGGCGTGAGTCTGATGCTTGACATGATGCTGACAGGGCGCCTGAAGGTCGCCGAGCACCTGAAGGAGTGGTTCGACGAGTTCAGGCTGTATCACCGTAAGGATGGCAAGATCGTGAAGGAATACGACGACCTGCTGAGTGCAACGAGGTATTTGATCATGATGCTGCGCTACGCCGAGACTGAGCCGGTGGAAGACACCGCGCCGGCGCGTAAGTACAACTGGAGGGCTGGCTGATGGCCGAAAACAACAACGTCGTGAAGCAACTGACGCTTGCCGAGTGGCAGAACATTCTCGGCGAAATCCAGCAGCAGCCAGCCTGGCGCCGCGATGCCGACATCGAGTCCGACTACTACGACGGCAACCAGCTCGATTCCGAGACGCTGGCCGCCATGAAAGATCTCGGCATGGCGCCGATCGTTGAGAACCTGATCGCGCCTGCGATCGATTCCGTGCTTGGCCTGGAGGCGAAGAACCGTCTCGATTGGCGCGTGTCCAGCCAGGGCAGCAACAAGTACGCCGACATCGCCGAGGCCATCAACGAGAAGCTGAACGAGGCCGAACGCGAGTCGAAGGCAGACCGCTCCTGCGCTGATGCCTATGCGGCAGAGTGCAAAGTGGGGCTGGGATGGGTGACGGTTGGCCGCGAGCATGACCCGTTCAAGTACCCGCATCGCAGCGAGTACGTGCACCGCAATGAAGTGTTCTGGGACTGGAATGCGCGCGAGCCAGACCTGTCCGACGCCCGCTATCTGGTCAGGAAGCGCTGGCACGACATCGACGTCCTGCAAGTGGCTTTCCCCAAGCAGGCCGACCTCATCAAGAACGCCGGCTTTGGCTGGGCCACGGCAGACGTTGAGACAATGATGGACGGCGGCGGCTCGACCGGGCTTGCGCGCGGCTTCGCCGAGGAACGCGCCTGGACGATGCTGGAACACGAGTGGCGCGAGATTTACCGGCGCCGCCTGTGCCTGTCCGAAGTCTGGTACCGCCGCTGGGTGCGCATCAAGGTGATTCGCGCGCCTGACGGCCGTGTGGTTGAGTTCGACCCGGACAACATGGACCACCAGGTTGCGGTTCAGTCCGGCCGGGTGCAGCTGCAGGAGGCGATGACATCCAAGGTGCGTCTGTCGTGGTGGATTGGACCGCACAAGCTGGCCGACATCCCCAACCCCTACAAGCACGGCAAGATTCCCTATGTGCCGTTCTTCGGTAAGCGCGAAGACCTGACCGGCGTGCCGTATGGCCTGATCCGGCCGATGAAGAGCCTGCAGGACGAGATCAACGCCCGCAACACCAAGATGCAATGGCTGCTGGTGGCCAAGCGCGTGACGATGACCAAGGGCGTCGCCGACCTCAACACGACACGCAACGAGGCCGCGCGCCCCGACGCGGTGCACGTGCTTGATCCTGAGAAGTTGCGTAACGGCGGCGTTTTCAAAGTCGAAACCGATTTCCAGCTGAGCGCCCAGCAGTATTCCGCTTTGGTCGACAAGCGCGAGTCGCTGAAGAACGTCGCCAGCATCTACAAGGCGTTCGAGGGGCAAAACAGCAACGCCACGTCCGGGCGCGCGATTACCGCGCTGGTCGATCAGTCCACGCAGGCGCTGGCCGAGATCAACGACAACTTCCGTTTTGCCCGGGCGGCCGTCGGCGAGCTGCTGCTGGGCAACGTCATCGAAGAGATCGGCCAACTGGAAACCGAGGTCGAAATCAAGAGCGGCCCCATGGCCGAAGCCAAGACCGTCAGGCTTAACGAGCGCACCCAGGACGACCGCATCAACAACGACGTGCAGCGCGCCAGACTCAAGGTGTCGCTGTCCGACGTGCCGTCGACATCCAGCTACCGTCAGCAGCGCTTCATGCTGCTGTCCGAGCTCGGGAAGAGCCTGCCGCCGAATCTGCAGGCCATCATGCTGCCGTACATCATCGCCACCAGCGACGAGCCGGAGCGGGATTCGATCGTCAAGGATCTGCGCAAGGCGCTCGGGCAGGCCGGAAACGAACCGCCGAAGACGCCGGAAGAGGCCGCCGAGCGGAAGGTGGCAGCGCAGCAGCAACAGGAGGCAGCCGATCTGCAGCGTCGCGTGCTTGACCTGGAAATGCGCGAACGTGAGGCCAAGGTAGAGCTGGCGCTCGCCGAAACCGAGAAGAGGCTTGCCGAGATCGGGAAGCTGCTGCGCGAGGCCGATAATCCCATCGCCGTGGAGGTCGCCCGGATCAACGCCGACAGCCGCATGAACCTGGCCGCCATGAACCACGGCGCCGCTTCCGAGCGCGACTTGCAGACCGCCGCATTGACGCAACTCAACAACGAGACGAAAAAACCTGTTGAAACTCAGGCGACGGTGTAATAGGCTTCGAACAGCGCCACAACTGCGCCCGCAACTTACGCGAGTCCAGCGATACGGACACCAAGAGCCAAGCCACCCATTGAGGTGGCTTTTTTTATTTGTACTTTCCTGACGCAGCCCAGCGACACGGGTTTCGGTGTGACCGAAATGGAGAGCGAGAAGCGATGACTGAAGAAAAGAAAGACCTTACTCACTACCTGAACAATCTTGACGAACTCGGCGACCTGAGCGACGACCAGATCGAGGCCCTGGCTAATCCCCAAGGGACGGCGACCGACGACGCTCCGGCCGAGGGCAAGGGCGACACCGAAAGTGCTGCAGCGCCCGGCAGCACCGCAGACGTTCAGCCAGGTGAGGATGAGCAGCAACCCGAAGGCATCCTGGCGCGTGACGGGAAACACATCATCCCGTTTGCGCGACTGGAAGCCGCCGAGCAGCGCGCCCGCGACTATGCCAAGCAATTGGAAGAGTTGCAGAAGGCGCAGGCTGCCGGCAAGCCGGATGACGAAGCAGCCAGCCAGGCCGCCGAAGGGCTTTTGTCCGACGCCGAACTGGACGAACTGGAAGCCGAGCTCCCGGCGCTGGCCAAGGTGATTCGCACCCAACAGGCGCAGATCACTGCAATGGCTGGCCAAGTTGCCGAGCTCAGCAAGACCCGCGATACCCAGAAACCGGAAAGCGAAGAAGACGACGTTGCCAAGGCTTGGAACGAAGCCCTGGCGAAGAACCAGAAGGCCAAATACCTGGACGCCACCCTGGCGCCCGAGGTTGGACAGAAGTTCATCAACGTCACCGCTGCGCTCTACGCTGGCTGGGACACCATGAGCGACGAAGACCGTGCAGCCGCGATCGTGCGGCAGTACGAGGCCGTGCATGGCGAGGTCAAGGTCACAGCCATCGCAACTCAGCCGGCCGCGAAGCCGGCGCCGGTCGTAAAAACGCCGGCAGTACCGGATGTGCCTGTCTCGATGAGCGGTATCCCGGGCGGTTCAGCACCAGCGGTCGATGAGGCCGCAGCGCTGCTGAGCAAGTCCGGGGCCGAGCTGACGCATGACTTTATGGCCATGTCGTCGGAGCAGATCGAGGCAGCGCTGAACCGGATTTAGCAACCCACAACACACCGAAACCGAACCGCCCCATGTGGGCGGTTTTTTTATTTCCGAAAGGGCTGAACCATGAAAACCACCGTTGCATCTGGCTCCGACCAGTCCGCCGTCCTCTACGGTGCCGCGATTTTCGCGCAGGCACAGAAGAAGGCCGGCACTTTCCGCGGCATGACCGGCAAGAAGCCGACCATGGCCGAAGTCGAAGGCAAAATCGGCAAGCAGCAGACCGACCCCGGTATGCCGATTGTCGAAATCTACGACCTGGCACATACCGCCGGCGAAACCGTCAAGATGGACTGCATCGACATCGTGACGCAGAAGCCGATCATGGGCAGCCGTAACGCCCAGGGTCGCGGCGCCGCGCTGTCGTTCTCCAGCATGGACGTGTCGATCAACCAGTGGACCTTCCCGGTCTCGGCTGGCGACAACATGAGCCAGCAGCGCACGCCGCACGAACTGAAGAAACTCGCGCGCGCAACCGCGGTTGGTCTGGCCGCTCGCTACTTCGAGCAGCGCACCCTGGTGCACCTGGCTGGCGCTCGTGGACAGGCGGATGGCGCCGATTGGGTGATTCCGCTGCAGTTCGCTGCCGGCGCTTCCAGTGGCG